TATGTTTTGTCTTTTGTTTTGTCTGTAATAAAAAAAGTGTAAAATAATAATATTTTTTTACACCTTTATATTGGTGACACTGGTTCAACTGGTTCAACTGGTTCAACAGGAGAGACTGGTTCAACTGGTTCAACTGGTTCAACTGGTTCAACTGGTGACACTGGTTCAACTGGTGAGACAGGAGAGACAGGTCCAACAGGAGAGACTGGTCCAACTGGTTCAACTGGTGAGACAGGAGATACATGAGAATTCGCCTCTTCTTTTTGGATTTCAGCAACAATTTCTTCTAATGATAAGCTCAAGCTCTTTTGCGCCAAATTTATAAATTTATCTATATCTGAATCACATAATAGAGGCGCAAATACATTTATTTTTTCATCAGTCCAATCCCACCATTTTATTTCTAATAATTTCTTTATTTGTTCTTCAGTAAATCGATATTTAATAAATTTTGCTGGGTTACCACCTACTAAACTATATGGTTCTACATTTTTAACAACATGACTATTATTAGCAATAACTGCGCCATCACCTATAGTTACACCAGACATGATGGTTGTATATGATGCGACCCATACATCATTACCGATAATAACATCACCTTTTGTTGCTGGATGTCCTTTTGCATTACCATTATTAAATATATCTCTATTACTGTGTCCGAAGGGAAATGTGGTTACTCGATCTGTTCTATGATTTCCGCCTAAATATATTTTAACATTACCCGCAATAGAACAAAAATTTCCCATAAATAATTGTGTGCCTTGTTGATAGTAAAAAATCTCAGGATGACCGTATGTATACTTGCCTCTCGACATAATATATATAATATTAATTTTATTTTTTAAATTATACGAAAAATCTACCCTTGTATTGTTTTTCTATTTTCTAACTCTAAAAATTTAAAATGCAGTTTAGTATTCAAATGACTAGTCAAGTTACCCTTGCTAATTTCTCTTCCGCAACTACATACCACAATTGTCTTAGCTTTCGCTAATAATTGTTCTTTATTTTGTTCGTAATATTTCGAATTGTATTCCTGTAAATCATCCTTTTTTATTCTATTATACTCAATCTGATACGCAATTTTAACTTCTCTGTTTTCTTTATATTTTTGTTTTTGATAAGCCAAAAGCTCTTCCCTATTCTGAGAATAACGAGTAGGTTGAATCTCCATATTATTGTTTTTATTGAAATATTTTTCTTGGAATAAAACATTTCAATTTTTTTGTAACCGTTTTACTGTAACCGTTTTACTATAATCTTTTTCTACTAGCTAAATAACCAGCAGCACTTGTTCCTACGCGACCATAAGCTGTGTGCGGTTTATAAATATAACTATGGTTATAGGTATAACATAAAGTGTTAGAACAATTATTATAAATCCCAGTTCCCTCTGATTGGATAGGAGGACCCATTGTGGATAAATGATTAGCACGCATAACAGGAGTCGCACGAATTGGCATATCTTTATATACAATTACATAATATAAAAAAAAAACAAAACAAAACAAAAGTTTTATTTTCCACAAGCGCCACATCCAGGTTTCGCAGTATGGACGCGATTAATTATACCAACACCCATTTGATTTGAAATATTTCTCGGAGGCACAACAGCAGCAGCCAATATCATAGAATTCACCCTTTTTTGATTTACACCTTGATTTATGATAGAATTCATACTCATGGTAGTATTAAATCTCATATTTCCTCCTGCCATCTTATATAAATAATAAATATATTATTTTCTATCCATTCCAATTAAATAAATCAGGGTTAATATCCAAAACAGGCGCAACTATTTGAAAAAAATTATAAAGCGCATTCGCTCCTGTAAATTGATTCAATATTAAACAATCATAAACCAATTTTCCATTAATAGTTACATATTCAGAATTATTGCTAAATTCATTATCGAAAGAACCAGACGAACAGTTGCAAGGATAGTATATAAGTAATTCCGAAGCACTATAGGGACTCATACCTACTAATTCATCTGGAAAAATAAGTTGATAAGTGCCATCACTATTAACCTCAGTAATAAATGCCTCTGAATAACAACGTTCAGCGGTTTCTTTCGCCCATATTTGTTGTCCTTCTTGAAATGTATAATTAGGAACAAACATATCAGGATTAATAAATGTCTTATATAATTTGTATTCGTCCTGAGAACAACGCGAGCCATCACAATCAGTAGGACAATTACACCCTGAAACAATACTTGTTTTCATTGTCTTGCCACCATAAATAGGTGCAGCACATGTGAAAGGAATAGGATTGCCAAAACCGGGCGGAATAGGACCACGACGTGCCGGTCCTTTACCCTTAATGCGCGACAAATATCGGTGATACGAATTGTATTTGATATCGACCCCATAACCGCCGGGGGTCGTTGAACCTGGTCTCATTCCAGGTTGGGTATGACGAGTGCTACTTCCACGATAAAAACTGCCCTGAGATGACGAGCTATTTGTTTGATAATGACGCACCACACGATCACTCATTTGATTCCAATTTACCCGATACGGTGCTTTACTAGCGTTTTGATATACCGATAAAGCCCCTAAATCCATGGTATAGAGAGACGAAGGCACTCTCACGGTGTTCTGTATAATTTTCAAATTATGATATTGAGAAGCTGCATTAATTAAACCATAACTTGGACCAGACATCAATTACTATTACTATATAACAAGATAAAATATAATGAAAAAATTGAATTATTTATTTCCACTTTTAACTTTCAAAACATAAAACATAAAACAAAAATATAAACATGTCAAAAAACATGTCAAAAAACATGTCAAAATTATATCCTAATAATAATAATAATAATAATAATAATAATAATAATAATATATGTTCCACGTGTCTTAAAACATATACCCGAAAGTCATCATTTATTCGTCACACACTAATATGCGAACTCTTACACAACAAATCAAAGAGAGAAAAAGAATGCGAAAGCCAAGAAAACACAGATATACCAACACACCATCAATTATTCCTGATAGTTCAAGAATTGGTATTGAAAAATAAACAACTGGAAACAAAAGTAGCTGAATTACAAAAATGGGCGGATAAAAAGAAGAAGAAAATAAATGTGATTATGTGGTTAGAAACAAATGTATTACCACAGCAAACATATACACATATCATTAGTTCATTAGTTGTTACGCGTGAAGATTTGAAAATGTTGATGTCTAATAGCGGTGCGTTGCCGATGATTATAGGAATATTGCGCAAAACTTTCTCTCAACAACAGCAACACTTATTACCAATATACAGTTTCGACCAAAAAGTCAATACATTTTACATTTATGATTTAGCAGAAGCAGAAACAGAAGCAGAAACAGAAGCAGAAACAGCAACAGAAACAGCAACAGAAACAAAGACAACAAAGGCAACAAATCCATCTTGGCAATTATTCAGCACAAAGTTATTGACAAAATTAATGAATAAAATTTATTACAAAGTTCTTGTTGAATTAAATGAATGGCAAAATGAAAATGAAAAAAGTATTAGAGAAATAGATAGCGTAGGAATATTATATAGTAAAACAATGACAAAATTAATGAGCACAGATTTTACACCAGAATCTAAACTATTAAGTAAAATTAAAACAGAATTCTATAATTATTTGAAAATAGATTTGAAAAATATTATTGAATACGATTTTGAATTTTAGAAAATCTAATCTATATTTATATTATAAGAATAATGTCTACACCAGAAGAAGAAGAAGAAGAAGAAAAAAGCTATGTTATGATGCCCGAAAACAATGATGAGGAAAGTATAAGGGATGATGATGCGGATGATGCTACACCACATCCACAACAAGGACAAATTATTGCTGATACACCAGTATCTCAACAAGGGTTGCAAGTTGTTGTGAATGCTTCTCCTCCTCCTCCTCCTTTAGAGGAAGACAATGATACAGATATATCAGATATGGATGCTCTTTTAGAGGAAGACTATGATACAGATATGTCAGACCTAACTGATGGAGGAAAAATAAAGAGAAGAAGAAAATCACATAAGCGTTCAAATAAACGAACAAATAAAAAACAAAAAGGAGGCAAAAAATACAAATCAAGAAAATCTACAAAAAGAAGAACCAAAAAATCTACAAAAAGAATAACCAAAAAATCTACAAAAAAAAGAACTAAAAAATAACCAATATTTTATAGCCATATCCATATCTATAAAATATTTTTTTACCCAACCGACACTCGCTTAGACAATAGGAAACGACGCTTCCATCGCAATACCGCAAATACCCGCATCATTCGTGCTATCAGAACGTCCAATCTTCACATATCCATTCAATCCCCAATCCGCACCCCATGAATTCTTCACCAACCAATATTTAATTCCATTTTCAACACCATATCCCGCAATAAGCACACCATGGTCCAACGTGGTTCCACATTTCGTCGAAGTAATCACACCCCCAGAATACGACTGGAAGACCGCCGTATCCGCCTCAATCGCAATACTGACAGGCGCCATAGAAACCGCAGTCTTCAAAACAACTTGGTTATTCGGCGCCACGTCAGCACACGAACTCATCGTTACAACCACCTGACAAGTCGTCTTGCATGTTCCTACAGCACCCGCACCGGATGTATAAGGATACGCCGCCTCAGAACACATCCCATTATCAATTGCATATTGAAACGCATTATCCATCATACCACCATTACATGCCAAATTGCCATAACGTTTCGAACATTCGACCAATTGCTCTTCAGAAAGACTCACCAATTTGCCAGAATGGACGAACCAAGCCCCCTCCATCGCGCCTGTCGCTGAAAAAGACCAGCAAGAACCGCATTGACCCTGATTTTTCACAGGTGTCACCCCACCCTTGGTAGTCCAGTCGAGTGTCTCACCGGTAGGCGCACTCGTCGATGTAAATGACTTACAGCTGCTGCTCTTAGTAGCAGTAGCAAACCCCCCGATATACTTCTCCTTAAACTCTTGAGGAGTCAAATCGGTAAACGCATTGACACCCAAAGTGAAATTATGTTGAGGATCCATGTTGTGCGAAATAATAGTTTTCACATTTGAACGGAAAATAGAAAAACGGCTTTCGAAATCTTCTAAAGTCGGGTATTTCTTTTCAAATCGTTCAATAAATCCGTTGAACAATTCCCATTCATTAACATATCCTACTTGATTATCAATAGACACCAATTGGACGTTGATAGAAGAAGAATCGCCATTAACAACAGCACCAGCACCTCGAAGAGAAGAAGAAGTCATTTCTACACTATCAACGCCTACCATCAACGCATAAAAAACAGCAATAAGACCAAAACCGAACATCATATCTTATATATATACCTTATAAAAAAATGTATTTATACCATTTCAAATTATATACTTTTCATAGCCTAATACATTTTTTTTGAGGCTTCAACAGGCTACCTGGTCTCTAATAAAAATAATGTCATGCCTAGCGCAACGAGAAATGATTAATATTTATAACCCCAAGAAAATCCACAAGAGGGTTACTTAAAACATAGTTATAGAATATATAAGTAATAATTATGTTTTTGTCTCATTTTTCTTTTCGGTCGGTGTAATCATATATAAAAAAATAAACTCAATTACACAAGCTTATAAGCAGACATAAACTCCACATCGGTCATTATTTTTACACCC